TATATCGAGGTTATGTTATAACGTAACGCTCCCCTCATGCGCGTACGCGCACGTTCTTTAATTACTGTGGCGTAAAATACACAAATGACCAGAAAACAACGCAACGACTCTGTGACCGCGGCGGTTAACGCCTTCGACGGGATCGGCGGAACCATCCCTCTACCGGAGGGGGTCGAGCTTCGCGACGACGAAGAGCGGACCTTGTGGGACCAATTTACTCGGGCGCGATCTCGGGATTCGTGGCGCGACTTCGACCTCGTTATCCTCGCTAAGGTCGTCCGGCTTGAAGCCGATATCCGGCGCTATCTCGCGCAGCTAGACGTGGACGGCCCCCTTATCGAGAACAAGCGCGGGACCCTGATAGAGAATCCCATGTTCCGCGTGGTGGACACTTTGCAGCGACAGCAGCTAGCCCTTATCCGGTCGATGAGCCTTAATCAGACGGCGACCGATGCTCGGACCTTGAACAATTCCGCGAAGGCGGAGCGCGAGGCGGAGGCGGCATTCGAGGGGCATAACGTCGAGTCCCTACTCGCTAAGCCGATGCCGAACTAACTATGACTAGAGGCGAGCGGGTTATCGCGTTTATCGAGGCTTACGGCAAGGTTCCCGAGGGGGCCCATGTCGGAAAGCCTATTGTCCTCGCAGACTTTCAAAAAAAATTCATCCTCGAAATTTACGATAACCCCGCCGGGACGCGCCGCGCCTACCTTGGTATCGCCCGTAAGAATGGTAAGTCCGCGCTTATCGCGGGCATTCTGCTAGCGCATATATGCGGGCCGGAGGCGGTCCAGAATTCGCAGATAGTGTCCGGCGCTATGAGCCGGGAACAGGCCGCGCTTATCTTCAAGTTAGCCGCAAAAATGATTCGCCTTAACCCCGCGCTCGAAAAGGTAACGCGGATCGTGCCGTCCGGAAAAATGATAGTAGGCCTAGCCCGTAACGTCGAATATAAGGCGCTCGCCGCCGAGGGCTCGACCGCTCACGGCCTCTCGCCAGTCCTCGCCATCCTTGACGAGGTGGGGCAGATTCGCGGGCCTACCTCAGAATTTGTAGACGCGATAACGACCTCGCAAGGTGCTCACGCCTCCCCTCTCCTTATCGCCATCTCGACGCAAGCGCCGACCGATTCGGACCTATTTTCGATATGGCTTGACGACGCGGCGACCTCGAAGGACCCGCGTATCGTCTCGCATCTATACACGGCCCCGACCGAATGCGACCTCCTCGACCCCGAGGGGTGGAAGGCCGCTAACCCGGCGCTCGATTTATTCCGCTCTCTTGATGACCTTAAGGAACTAGCGGAGCAAGCTAAGCGGATGCCCTCGCAGGAGTCCACATTCCGGAATCTGATTCTTAACCAACGGGTCGAGGCGCGGGCCCCCTTTGTTTCGCGCTCCGTGTGGGAGTCTTGCTCGGGCGAGCCCTCCGCCCTTACGCGAGGAATGCCGGTTTACTTTGGGCTCGACTTGTCCGCGGTCGGTGACCTTACCGCCCTCGTCGGCGTCTCCCCGGTTAACGGGGTCTATCAGGTCTTCCCGACCTTTTGGTTACCATCCGAGGGGCTCGTAGACCGCTCGAAGCGGGACCGAGTACCGTATGATCTATGGGCTAAGGGCGGGTTTATTAAGACGACCCCGGGCGCGTCCATCGAATACGAATTTATCGCGGCACACTTGCGCGAATTGTTTAATACTTGCGATGTAAAGGCGGTAGCATTCGACCGCTATAACATGAGATTTTTAAAGCCGTGGCTAGAAAAGATGGGGTTTAACTTGGAAGAGCTAGAGCGATTTAAGGACTTCGGGCAGGGTTACGTCTCTATGTCGCCCGCGCTTCGAGAGCTAGAGTCGGCCTTGTTAAATCAAAAGCTCAGGCACGGAAATAACCCGGTACTTACAATGTGCGCCCAAAATGCGACAATACAACAGGACGCCGCCGAAAATCGGAAGTTTGTCAAGGCGAAATCGAGCGGCAGAATCGACGGAATGGTAGCGCTAGCGATGGCAGTATCGGTAGCCGTAAGCGAACAAAACGACGACGACGTAGCGTTTACGGACGCTCTGTTTAATCCAATAGGGGCTAGCCTATGAATTTTTGGCAATCGCTGTACACGATGCTCGGGGGTTCGACGACTCAGCGAAACGCGGGCGTACAGTATGCGGGGCCGTCTTACGAAGCCCCCGCGGCGGTCCCGGTAACGGAGGAGACCGCCATGCAGGTCTCGACCGTGTGGGCTTGCGTCCGTCTCCTCTCTGAGACCGTCGCCTCCCTCCCGGTTAACGTCTACCGCTATACGCCGGAGGGGCGCGTACTCGATACCTCGCATTGGTTTTACCGACTTATGGCTATCGGGCCGAACCGATACCAGACTCGCGTGGAGTTTTTCGAGACCGTAATGCTTAACCTCGTCTTGCACGGTAACGCCTACTGCAAGGTAGACCGTATCGGCGGGGTCCCGCGCTCGCTTATGCCGCTTATGTCGGCGCAAGTCGAGCCGCGGCTACTCGACAACGGCTCGATGATTTACACATATACGCAGGACTCTAACGTAGACGTCTACTCCGGCGAGTCTATATGGCACTTAAAGCTTTACGGTAACGCGGTTATTGGTAAGTCCCCGCTCGCCTTTGGGCGGAATATTATTTCGATAGCGCAAGCCGCGGACAAAACGGTTACGAAAATCTATAACAACGGCGGCAAGCCTTCGGGCGTCCTGTCATTGGACCGACTCCTTACCTCGGAGCAACGGGCCGCGGCGCGACAGTCTTTCTCCGCCTTGACGACGGGGACCGACGACCGGCTCCTCGTTCTTGAACAGGGAATGAAATTCGACCAGATTTCACTTTCCCCGCAAGATATCGAGCTCCTTGCTTCCCGTCGTTTCCAAAATGAGGAAATCTGCCGGTGGTTCGGGGTTCCCTCGGTGATGGTAAACGATACGGGCTCCTCGACGACGTGGGGCTCGGGGATCGAACAAATCGTCTCGGGCTTTTATAAGCTAACGCTTCGCCCTTACTTGGAGCGAATCGAGTCGTCCGCCTTCCGCCATATTTTGACGGAGGAGGATAGGGCGTCTGGGGTCGAAATCGAATTCGACTTCGAGGGCTTGCTACGGTCCGACTTGCGCTCACGGCTTGAAGCATACCGCACGGCGGTATCGGGAACGATTATGACGCCTAACGAGGTTCGTAGACTCGAAGGGCTAACGGACGTAGAGGGCGGGGACCTTCTCCTATCTCAGGTTAATATGGTTCCTATCGACAAATTAGGCGAGTCCGGAGGGGCTAACAATGCGCCATAAGCTATTAGATTTTACAAATACCGAAGTTAAATACGACGACGCTAGGCGCAAGTTTTCGGGCTATGCGTCCGTTTTTGGCGGGGTGGATAGTTACGGGGATACAATTATTCCCGGCGCGTATAAATCAACGCTCGAAAATCGAAAGCGCCCGGTGCAACTTCGGTGGAATCACTACGGAGACATTATCGGCAAGTGGACCGAAATTAGGGAAGACGAGAAGGGGCTTTGGGTCGAGGGCGAACTTACGCCCGGGCACTCAAAAGCGGAAGACGTTTACGCTTTGCTTAAGCATGGCGCGGTTTCCGGGCTCTCGATTGGCTACCGTCCGGTTAAGTCCGCGGACAACGAACACGGCGGAGACGATCTATACGAGATTGAACTAATCGAAATCTCTGTAGTAGAATCTCCGGCAGATATTGACGCACAGGTGGCCTCGGTGAAGTCCGTTATCGAGAAAGCCGAGACGCTAAAAGAGATCGAGGCCCTTCTACGTGATGTAGGCGGGTTCTCTAGGGGAGACGCGACGACCCTCGTTAGTCGCGTTAAAACCCTCACGCACGGCGACCGTGTAGTGGAAGAGCAGAAGAACGAGGATTATAGTAACTTGGTTAATTTAATTAATGCCTCCACTACTAAATTAAGGGGATTATAAGATGGACGATCAGATTAAAACCGCGCTTGACGCGCACGGAGCCGCCATCGAGGCGGCGATTAAGAAGTATGACGGGCAGATTTCCGAGGCCGGTAAGGCTGATAGCGAAATCCGCGCCGAGGTTAAGGCTCTCTCGGAGAAATTCGAAAAGGCCGTTACCGAAATCGCGCAGAAGATGACCGCGGCCCCGGGCAGCGGCTCGGCTGAGGCTGTCGGTTCGGCGGGTGAGCAGTTTGTGAAGTCGGACGCCTACCGCGCTCTCGTCGCGGGCGAGCGTCACATGGCCCGTGTTGAGGTGAAAAATACGGTGCAGTCGCTCGGAACGACCGCCTTCCCGATGCAAAAGCCGGGTGTGATTGCGGGCGTCTTCGACCCGCTCACCATTCGGGCTGTTCTTCGCTCTATCCCGGTTTCTTCTAACGCTGTTAACTCGCTCCGCGAGGCTACGTGGACGAATAGCGCCGCGGAAGTTTCGCAGGGTGGCGCTAAGCCTGAGTCGGATGCAACGTTCGAAAATTACAACGTCAACATTACGACCGTGGCTCACTTCATCAAGGTTACTAATCAGTTATTGGCGGATGCTCCGGCAGTCGTCCAGTATATTGATATGCGCCTTCGTGATGGCCTCGCTCAGCGCGTGGACCGCCAACTCCTCCTCGGAAATGGCACGGCCCCGAACCTTTCGGGCTTGACCGACTCGGGCAACTACACGGCGTACACGGCGGTTTCGGACGATCTCCTCGTCGATG